CCGTGTTGGGAGATTATTCGAGATTTAGATGCGTCGAGTTGGGAAGAGCAACGGTTTGTGGCACATACGTACTACTTGAGTATACCTGAGGCTAGAGAAAAGTTTGGCAAAAAGAAGTTTACGGCTATACCGAAAGTAGAATACTTTACACCTCAAGAAAAGTATACTGGTGTTAGTGAAGATTTGCCAGATGACTATTTGTATATTCAAATAGTAGAGTTTTACGACCTAGCATACGATAAGTTGTATATGTGGACTCCAAACCATAATGATGGTGAAACTTTGTTGGAGAAAAGTGAGATACCGATTCGGACTTATGACGACAAACCAATGAGTAGTATTTGTCCGTTGTATTATTCTCGACGACCAGAGAAACCAATGTTGGGTATGAGTGCTGTATGTCGAGTATATGACCAGTTTTATGAGAAGAACATTCTGCGTACATATTGGGCGAATAGTGTACGAAGAGATTCTCGTCAATATTTGTATAAAGAGGGAGCATTGGATGAAGAGGCATTGGCTAAGATTACTGCCGGTGTAGATGGTGCAATGATTCCGGTAGATGAACCGATACTGGATGGTGTTATTCGTAGTGTTGGTGTTGAGCCGTTGAGTGGTAATTTTGATAGATATTTGTCGTACATTGAGCAAGATATAAACCGTGGAAGTATTCTTGCTCCATTCAGTCGAGGGGAAGCGACTAAAGCGACAGCAACCGAAGTTACCGCTCTTGCTCAGTATTCTGCTAGTGAGATTGGTAAGATGGCTAGGGAACGAGATAATGCGATAGAGTTGTTGGCTTTAACGTATCTCAGAACCATTGCTTTGTTAGCAGAAGATGATGAGACTGCGTTTATTGAACTAGAGGGTTTGCCAAAAATTATTACGGTTACTGACCTAGATGCCAAGTTTAAAATGGTTGCATTAGACCAGTCGTCTACTCCTTTGTCAGAGGCAATCAAACGGTCTAACTTAGTTCAACTAATGCCAGTGTTAATGCAGTTGGGAGTACCAATGGATAAAGTCAAAGATGAGATTATCCGTTTGTACGACTTACCCGAATCCTTTAAAGAAAGCCCACCAGCACCTCCAGCTGCACCTCCAGGAATGGGCGGTGGAATGGGTGGCGGTCCAGAAGACTTGACCACAGTACCAGGTGAAGTTGGAGCAATGGGAGAATCCCCACTACAACAACTACCACAAATGTTGAATAGAGCCAGATAATGCCACTGTATAATTACAAATGCCGTAACTGTAATAAGATTCACGAAGAAATTTTGCGAATAAACGAACCACATCTCGAAACCTGCGGTTTAGATACTTTTGAAAGTGGTTGTGGTGGTAGTTTATATCAATTAATTTTTGCGCCACAGGCGCATACTAGTTGGAATACTACTGGTAGATATGGTGCTAATGGCTATTTTAGTCACGCGCTGGGCAAGCACGTTGATAGCCACCGTGCTGAACAAAAGATAATGGAGTCTAAAGGTTTTGTTTGTGAGGCAGATTTACCCAAGGACCGGTGGGACGATGCGGTAACTCGACAAAAAGAACGAGTTGCAATACAAGATAAGTGTATTGAAACGTATACATCCGCTTTAAATAGTGGTAAAACTAAAGAAGAAGCTGTGGTCGAGGCGTTTACTGCTGAAGACGCATTGTCTGGTAAACTCGATAAAGCATTCTCAGGAGATAACAAATGAACGAAGAACTAGCAATGGAGATACAAGGGGCAGAGCAAGAAGACGAAATGATGTTTGCTGAGATGTCTCCAAGAGGTAACTTCACTTCAAAAGCATTGAATAACTTGGTTAAAGCAACCAATCGTTTACTGCCATTGTTTGGACAAACACCAGACTATCCTATGTTTGAGGGCAATCTTACTGAGTTCCCTACAGAGTTTGTGCGTGTATTAACTATGTTTAAAGGTGCTGTTGATAGTGCAATACAAAACGACTTACTAGATGAAGAGATGTCTTTTGATATGGCTGAAGTACAATCAGACGAAATGGTTAATATGCTTGCCGGAAAGATTAACCAATTGGTTAATGAGAGAGACTTTAAACGCTACTTAAAAGAAACACCTGTAGAAGAAGAAGAAGTAGAAGAAGAAGTAGAAGAAGTTGAACCAGATGGTGAAATAGCAGAAGAAGATATAGATAGTTTGTTTATGGAGAGAATGTAATGCCCGCTAAAAAGAAAGGATTGTACGCTAACATACACGCAAAACGCAAACGCATTAAAGCCGGTAGTGGTGAAAAGATGCGTAAGAAAGGTAGTAAAGGTGCGCCTACCAATGCTGCTTTTAAAAAATCTGCCAAAACGGCAAAAAAGAAAACTAAACGTTCAAGCAAAAGAGGTTGAAAATGAATAACACTACTCCCAGTTCGGGAACTGTTGAAGAAACTGTAGAAGAAACCATAGACGAAGTAACTGACGAAACTGTTGAAACTGACGAACCAGGTGAAGATAGTGTTGATGCTGATGCAGATACAGAAAGCATTGAAGAACAGTTAATGACCATTGACGAGTTACTTGGCATTAATGAAGAAGACTACGAAGAGTTTCAAGAAGACGCAAACCATAAAGGTATGAAACCATTACACGAATGGATGAAACACATACCAGAAGATGTAAGAAAACACGTTGCTAATATACGTTCATCATATACTCAGAAGACACAAGAACTTGCTGAAATGCGCAGACAACTCGACACAGAACGAGCCGAACTTATGCGACAACAAGATATGGCGGTCAACAACCCATTCTTAAAAGAAGCAGAGAAAGCCCTTGAAAACCAAGAAGAAAACGACTTGTATACTGCAGAGGGAATGCAAGCCGAAATAAAACGACAAGCTGCACAAATGCTCAAAGAAATGATGCAACCGGCTCGTGAAGAAATCCAGATGAAACAACGTCGGTTGCAACTAGAAAACTTTAAAACAGAAAACCCTGAACTTATGCAAGATGAATACAGAATGCCTGTTGCCGAAATGCTTAGAGAAAGACCAGAACTAACTCTAGAAGACGCATTCTATATTGTCAAAGCAAAAGTTGAAACGCAGAAAGCAAAAGAAGAACGTGAACAAATGTCTAGACAACGGTCTAGTCGTAGAGAAACTTTGCGTAAAACATCGAATGGTAAGTCAGTTACACCTAGTGGGACTCCTAAGTTTCGTGATGCTTGGGAAGCCTACCAATATCACAAATCACAAACGGCTAAGAAGTAATGGGACGTGGCAGAAGAAAAGTTGACAAAATTATTGTACACCACAGTGCAAGCCCCCAAGACACAACAGTTGCACAAATACGAGACTGGCACGTCAATGGGAATGGTTGGAGCGACATTGGGTATCATTATATTATATTGGCTGATGGTACTCTTGAACGAGGACGGAACATAAACCGTACTGGGGCACATTGCAAGAACAAAAATAGAGGTAGTATTGGTATCTGTTTAACTGGTAATACCAGTAATGAACCACCAACTATGCAACAGATAGAATCTTTAAAAGGAACATTGGGTATGTTAATTGAAGACTATCTGTTGACAAGACAAGATGTCTATGGTCACCGTGACTTTGGGGCTACAGAATGTCCTGGAGATTTTTTATACGCTTACTTACAACAATACAGACAAGGCTTGTGTTGACAAGTCTATAATAAAACTGTAATATGCTAATGTGTAACGGACTTACAAAGCACCCCGACCACAAACATTCCTCACGGAACACGTTTAATCAGCATAAAATTAAACTCTTACTTAGGTAATACAATGGCAATTTCTAATGATTTATTGTCATCGACGTTGTATTCCATCCGTGATGGTGAGGTCGATGAACTCTTTCAAAAAGTAGCATTTCTTGATAATGCTAAACGTTACAACGGTATTGAATATGAAGATGGTGGTATTAAAATCCAACGTCCTCTCTCTATCGCTGAACATTCACAAATAACCGCTCTTCCTACTGGATACGAAGCTGTAAACCTTGCAGTTAAAGATGTATTGCAACCAGCCATCTATGAATGGTCTGATTTCACTGCACCTATCGTTATCACTAAGAAAGAAGAGTTGGAAAACAAAGGCGAAAAAGCAATCGTTAAGATTGTTGAGGCTCGTAT